GCCAGACCACGCTGCCCAAACTTTGTGAACTCAGCCAATGCCTTGTCAATGTCTGCAATGCCCTGCAGGTCCACGGAAACGCTCATGCGTACCTCATCTCGTTCCCGCTCACGTCAAACCCGTTCGGCGTGACAACCTCAAAGGCTGCCGCACCGTCTTTGCGTGCGTGAATGCGATACGTCGTTCGTGCAGTGTCCGACCAATCAAAAGGCGGAATGCCCATTGCAGGGCATTCCACCGTCCACGTATAGCTAACACCGTTGACGATCCGGCTGATAATGTCACCAATCGCCGGCGTTCCAAGTGTGTAGCTTGCGACTGACACCAGCCAGTCACAAGCTTCCACTACCGTCTCAGATGTTTCGTCGATGACGACCTTTTGACTTTGCCCCTGCACTGCGTCCGCAATTGTCACCACTGACGCGCCACGGGTGACCGTGACCGATACGCCTGCGGTGCGTCGGATCATTTTCAGACCCGCTCCGATTGCTGACTCAAGAGCAGATGCCACATCAGGTCTCCAACGCTTCAGTGCTCAACAGGTGATCTGTTACAATGATCGGCATATTGAATGCAATTTCCGGGAAGGGCGCTGGTGCCCCAGTCGGGTTTGTCGCAGTTCGGCTTTGCTGCAACTGCTGCCGGCTGCGTCGATTCATCACCAACACTGTTGGCTGAGAATCCATTGGAAACGCATTGATCAGCTCACTCAGCAGATCGTCCGTCAAACCCTTGCCGCTGTCGGCTGTCAGGTTTGCGATACGACCAACCGAGTATTTGCCACCCATCTGCAGACCAACCCAAACGCTTGCCGGTGTCCAGTATGCCGGGTAAAACCCGGTTGAACCGGCCACACGCTGCACAGTCGTTTCGCCGATGTCGATGGTGTCTTTTGTCACCATCGCCACATCGTCAACGCCCAGTCGAATTGCGTAGACGCTCGATGCAGTCGCTGCGGTGGTGCCGCCTGCGTCAATTACCATGTCATCGGCCAACGCATCGAGAAAAGTGCTGTTCATGAACCCGGAGAATCCTGCAGCATCGCCGCCGGTTCCGGTGCCGTAGAACACCTGCTTTTCCAGTTTGGCCAGCATTGCGTTCAGGTGTCGCGCACCTTCGCGGGCAATGTAAGCCTCTGGCCCGCCATCACGCCATGCGTCAGCCACAGCCATGTCGACCGCAAACGAAAAGTCTGCAATCTTCAGCGACACCGACACGACCGTGTCTTCGCTGTGGTCGTTCTCGCGGCCATCGTTTTCAGACCGGAAACCCACAACCGGAGATCCGGTGTACTTGTTGTACTTGTGAGTGGTTCCGCCGTCTGCCGGACTGATGCGCGGCATACGTGCCACGGTCGGCGCGGCCAGCAGCAAATCGCTGGTACGTGTTCGCGCCACGTCCAGAGCATCCGCCACAAAGTCCGCAATTGCTACGTAATCATTGGCCATCGTTCATCTCTCCTCAATTGCTGGTGGCGTGTGACCGCCCGTTGATGTTGATCCGCCCCAGCATTCCGCCCCGCAGGCTCGCCGCCTGCTGCTTCTGGGTGTCTTCGTGGCTGCCAAAATTGACCGGCTTTGTTTCGCCCAGATCAATCGCGGCCAGCTTGCCCTGCAGCTCTGTCACCTGTGCATCCTTTGCGGCCAACTGCGCCCGCAATTCTGCAATCAACAGATCCTGACATTCCGTGTAGGTTTTGCCGTCCGCAAACCACTCGCCGCCCTTCGCGCCGAATGAAGCGATGAAGCGCTTGCACTCTGCTGCGAAATCTTCGCGCGTCGGCTGCGGGTCGGCTGGTGCCTGTGATTCCGGCATCGGCTGTACCCTTTCAACTTTCAGATTGTGGCGAGACAAAAACCGCTGAACCGCAGCAGCCACACGCTGCGGGTCAGCATCAAACAGTGCCAATTGTGGAACGTCGGAGGATAGCCCTAATGCATACTCCAGCATCCGGTCGGCTTCGTCCGCAACTTCCTGACCACGACGAAACAACCCGTCAGGATTTGCCGCCGGACTGTCAACCACGTCAGCTGCCCGCAGTGCGCTCATGCGTGCGTGCGGGTAATTGTTTTTGTTATCCTCGTCCGGGCTGATGAATCGCCCGTTGCTCGTGTTCTCCGCCGTCAGTGCCTGCATGGCGTCTTCGTTCACGTCAAACACGATAGAAACGCCGAAATCTTCCGGCGATGTCTCCGCCAATGTCATCACGTAATCGGCCAGATTGCCGTCTGGCGTCTTCGTGCTGGCTTCAGCAAAATTTAGATCGCCGACAACCTTGTTCCCATCAACTCGCGCATTATCGACCTTGCCCAAATAGCTGCCCAACCCATCGCTGCTCATGCCGGGATGAGTGAACCGTGCTTTAAGGCCCTCGCTGCGTGCATTGATGCTGTCGGCTGTGGCCTGCAGGAATGCAGCATCGACCCACATTTGATGTCCCAACGCCTCGCCGCGTGTGATGATGGACACACCACGCACCACGCCAAACCCAAACCGCCCGCCCGTCCGGTCAACACGGTCAATGCCTGTGGCCACTCGTGCCCTGAAATGCTTCAGCGGTGCCGCGATGATGTCGTTTACGTCTTTCATTGTCGGCCTCTGCTGTTGTTCTGTGGTGCCTCAACGGCTGCCTCGTCTTCGTCGTCGTCGTTGCTGTCGTCGCCGCTCGCGTCCGGCATCTGAACCGGTTCCGGCTGCTGTCCATAATCCAGCACCACGCCCCGCTGCCGTGCGTATTCCTGCGCTCGTGCAATGGCGTCAATGTTTTCCTCAAACTCGCCCCGCCCGGCCTCTTTGCAGATCCTGTAGGGGTTATCCAAACCGGCTTTTATTGCCTCGACGTTGCCTCTGATTTCCTTCGCCGGATCCCACCACGGCATCCCACGATGGACCCACTCAAACGTCAGGTCTGAAACTCGCGCACCGGCTGGCAGCACCAATTGACCGGACACAATCCAGCCTTGGTACAGCCAAACCGTGATTTTCCGCAGGAACTCCGCCACGTCGTCCCGCTTGCTCTGGCAACTGCGGTCATACAGCAGCCATGCGGCCCGGCTGCCGAAGAAATTCGTGTGGCTCTCGTCGTAGAAATTAAACGGCAGATCCAACGCCTTCAACGCGATTGCCAGCACCACGCCGATAAATTCGCGGGTGTTGCTGCCGGGATTGTCGGACTTCAAGAAATCCGCTTTGTCCCCCGGATCCAAATCCAGCTGAACAGGCCCCTTGCCGAAATCCACCTGGTACCCGTTCGCGTCCGTGCCGCTCGCAATGCCTACGCTGTCTTGTGCGTCGCGATAAAACACCAGCGCAAACAGCTGCTCAACCTTCATCTTCGCGAGTGCGTAGTCAATTCCCTCGTAAACGTCGCGGAATGAATTGATCGCGGCTGCCAGCGGGGAAATACCGCGGATCTGATCGAACCGTTCAAAATACCCGTGCTGAATGATCCGGCTGGCTGGCACGTTGCGATTCCAAATGAACCGCCCGTTGCCAACACGGTCGTAAATCGCAACCTCTGCCAAGCCTCCCGCTGCATTGACACGCACCCCGTTGATCCACGGTGTTTCCTCGGTGCCCTCGATGTCTTCCGGCTGCCGGATCCTGTCGGCTTCCAGTGCCTGCAGCTGCATTGACTGCAGCTTGAGCGCGAAAACGTCGCCGTCTTTCGTCCTGCAGGCTTCAAATAATCTCAGCATCTTCCGAAACGGAAACCGGCCTGCAGCATCGCAGTTCTGCGGACGTTGCCACTCGGCCATTAGCGTTTCGATTTGTGCGTCCAGCTCAGCGTTTCCAGTGCGGCTCTGGAAATCAAACATCGACACATAGTCGAGATGCTTCCGGATTGCCCAGGCCACCAACGCAAAATTGCGGCTCAGGTCTCGCGCGGCTCCCAGCATCTTGTGCCGGTCGCCGTTCTTCAGCTCCTGATCCTCGTGCTTCAGGATGCTGCTGACGGCTTTCCGCTTGCCATTGGTGCGGATTGCGTCGTACCCGCTTGTAAACATGCCGGCAATGCGGTTCTGGAATCGCTGCAGGGCTGTCATTGGAAGCCCCCCAGATAGACCTGCGCGGCTCGCGGTCTGCGTCGCGGCTGTCCGGTGCAACGTGCGATTTCGTCGTTGATCCGATTCAGTACCGATTGCCGCTCAGCAACGCTGGCGAACGTCGTGCTTTGTCCGTCAACGGAAATGCTCATAACGCCCGTGGAAATTGCTTCCTCCAGGGCGTCGCGTCGGGCTTTAAGTGTTGCGAGATCGGCCATGCTGGCACAATACGCCACCACGCCGACCTCTGCACAGGTTCACATTTCGCCCGGCGAAATCAATCTACCACGTTTTCCCTTCGAATCACTCGGTAACGCTGCCCGCATCCTCTGCAGGTGCAATACTGCCACCGAATTCGATTGAACGGCTTACCGTCTCGGCTCATGCCGGAAATCTGCCGCACCAATGATCCTTCGTACCCGTCGCGGTCTGTGCTGTGGCAACGTGGACACGCCGCCGGAACTTCTTCCACAACCTCATCCGCCACACTGGCCAACTCCGCCTCCTGTGGCTTTGCTGGTGTCTGTTTTGGCGGTGCCCACGACCTGCCGCCCGTGCCTCGTGTTCTGCTCATAAATAGCTGACCTTTCTTCGCGTCGTTTCCTGTTGTCTCTGTGTGCCTCCGGAAATCCGGCTGTAGTGTACCTTGCCACCGATGGACACGGCAACAATTGCCCCGCATGTTGTGTCGAACCAATGGTTATCCGGCTGCCCCGGCATCTGCTTCCATTCCAGCACCGTGCCATGCGGCCCGCTCGTTTCGGTCGCATACTCTGACGACGCCAAATGCTCACAGTACCGTCGGTGGTCGCCTTTTGGCAACTCCACCGAACCGCCGCGCCCGCTGTCGGTTGCCAGCCTGCGGTGTAGAAACGTCTTGACCGCGTTCGTGTCATCGAAAACGTTCCGGAAACCCTTTGCTGATGGATCCGGCTTCATCGTCCACGGAATCGCCGCGTCAACGCTCCGAATCTCGCCCTGTGCTTTGCTGCGCTGCATCATCGGCACGTCACCAGCTTTGACCCCACGCCCGAACATTGTGAACAACCGCCCGGAATGCGGATTTGCTTTGATTGCAGCCCGCACAGCTCCAACCTGATAACCACCGTCAATCAACCCCACGTCAAACGGCAGCTTTACGCCGTCCTGCCGCTCCCATTGTCGGCCTGTCAGATCCTGCAACAGCACCTCCAACGCCGCCTGTATGCTGCGTTCCTCGCTCATGCCTTTGTGCACCTGCTGAATGCTCAGCTTCACCGCTCTGTACTCAAACGAGTTGTTTTTCTGCTGCGGATACGTGCCGTAAATCGGATAAATCCGGAAATCTGCGGACACACCAACCGCCGTCCAGTACAGCAGCCGCTTTTGAACGTCGATATGGAAACCAACGCTGACAACGTCGGACGGGAATCGGTTCCAAGTGCCGACTCGGTCGCGGTTGATTTCCCCCGCAGACAGAAACCCCGTGCCGTAGTTCTGACGCAACGGCTGATTTTGGCACTCGCTCGCAAACACATCCTCCCCGTCGTCAATCAGGATGTTGTAGGCGTGTTGAATGGCGGAATGCTCACCCCGTGAGTAACACTCCGGCCACGTCGCAACGGCTCCAGCGTCTGCACGCTCCCGATTCGCCAGATACAGCTGATTACTCGCTTCAATCGCTCGCCGCCTGTCATGCGGATCCTCTGGATTGTAATTCCTCCGCAGTTCTGCGTATTCCGTCAGCCAGAATGTCTCGTGGTTGTCGCTGAATCGCTTCAGCATCGGTATTCGCAGGCCCTC